AGGCTACATAGAACGAATCTCCCTTCTCGCTGCGGAACGGGCCGGCCGACACCTTCGCGCGAACCCCGTCAGCGGTGCGGAAGTACTCGCCGACCTGAAAACGGGCCACGGGAACCAGGTCACGTTGGGTGAACCGGGCGTCCGTACCGTCAGGGCGGCGGACCAGGTACCAGTTCGTAGACGAACCGGCTTGCACCTTGAACGGCCCGTAGCTGACCTCTCCGACGGGCGTGGCTTCGTCAGCGGCGTGCGCGACCCTCTGACCGACCTTGAACACCATAGTGACGTCCTCTCTGTAGGCGCCCTGGTTGGGGCGGCTGGATGTCTTCTCACGCCGTAAGGCCCCCGCCACAGGGACGGGGGCCAGGTCGGCTACAGGGTGGAGTCCTCCTCCGGAATGTCGTCGGGGTCGATGCGTTCGTCGGGTATGCCGAACCTGACACGGCGTTCGTGCAGCACGTCCGGGACGGATCCAGGTGGCCACTCCCACAGCGGGCCAGCGATGTACACATCCCGGACGAGGCGCATCGGACGGAGCGTGTCAGGGTCGACGCGTCGGATCGAGACCATCAGAAGTCCGGCTCCGGGTCGTCCGCGATGGCGTCGTTGTAGGAGCCAACGACCTCCAGCACCGGCTTCGTAAACTCCCGCTTCTCTCCGGCCTGGGTGGTGTACTCCACGTGCTCCAGGCGGAGCCGGCAGAGGACATCGCCGCTGATCTTCTCCATGCGCTTCATGACGAAGGGCAGATCCTCGGCGAAGGACCAGGCCGTAGCGGTGTACTTGCCGGTACCCAGGTCCACATCCTGGGGGAGGAGGAACGGGATGACGATGTTCGGCTTCGGGCCGCGACGCTGCTTGGCCCGCTCCTTCTTGTCGGCCAGCAGAGGAGGGCACCCACAGGGCTGACCCTCGTCCTCCTTCAGGAGGGACTTCTGACCGTCACACTCATGGATCGGGAGGCCATCGGCCCACTGGATCAACTTGGCTTCGATCTTGCGCGGGTCCAGAACCACCTCGATGTACTCGCGGTCGGTGTCCAGGGCGTAGTCCCCGTTCGGAGCCTCCTCCACGGTGCCGCCGAACAGCTCCTTCAGGGCGTCCAGAACCTCCTTGTGCGGGGTGGTGATGCGCCAGGTCTTCAGCGAGACGGGCTGACGGCCGACCCGCTTGCCGGACCGGAGCTGGAAGTTGAAGGTGGGTCGGTTGCCTCGGGCAGCCTCGATCTTCTCCTCCCGCTCCTGGCGGGCGCGGGCAGCCTCCGGGTCAGTGGCGAAGATGTCAAGCACTGTCTGTCTCCTCACGTGCTGGGGGTCTGGGCGAAGTGCCCTTCGTTGCTGTCACTTGAAGTCAGGCCAGGACCTGACCCGGTCCGTCAGAAGAGGCTGAGCTGCACCGACTCCAGGTCGAAGTCGTGAACCGCGACCTGTTCAGCGGCAGATGGAGGGAAGACGCACTGGCCATAGGCGCCGACCCGCACCTCGTGGTCAGGGACCTCATAAACGAAGATCCGGAAACCGTTGTCGGCCAGCGTGCGATGCCACGATTCGAACCAGTTCAGGAGCGCGTCCATGGAGTCGAACCCGCACACCTCCCAGTCACGGATGCCGCGAAGGTCCGGGTCGTACATCGGCGACGGGTGGCGCCGAGGGGAGCCTTCACCGGAGTGGGCGTAGACCATGTTCAAGAGGTCAGAGGTGAAGTCCCGCTCAGTGGCGTAGGCGTAAGGCCCGCTGGGGAAGTCCCTGCCGTCAACCCGAAGGGTCTTGCTTCGGTGACCGACGCGGTAGACCAGCATGGCTGGTACTCCTTCCAGTAGTGGTGTGGATTCACTACTGGCCAGGCCAGGACATGACCCAACGAGAAAAGCCCCCGCCACAGGGACGGGGGCCAGGGGAGAGGGTCAGCCGCGACGCTGCGTACCCGTCGTCATCTTGGCCTGGCGACCAGCCAGGGGCTTGCCAAGAACCGTCTTGCTGACCTCACGATCCCAGCGGAACGTCTTCCGCAGGGTCAGGAAGTGATCGAAGACTTCAGCGTCAGCGCGGACGCCCTTGAAGGACCAACCCTCCTCCGTGATGTGGAGGACAGCAGCGGAGTGGATCTCCGGCATGGGCGTCTCGTTGCCCTCCGGGTCAATGATCACGTCGGCGTGGCGGTAGGCAGCGAGCTGGAGGGCGACGTCCGGGTAGGTCGACTTGCTGGTCTTGTAGTCGACGATGACCAGGATCGGGGTGCCGGAACGGTCAGGCGTTATGACCGCACCGACGTTCGGGTCCTCCTTCACCCAGATGCGAAGGATGGCGTCGAAGCTGCCTGCGTACTCATGCTCATACGACCAGGCCACGTCCTCAGCGCGGACAAGTTCCGGGTTGACTTCGGCCAGGAACTCCTTGAAGTAGGCCACGTGGGGCATGATGTCGGGGTGAACGTAGTCCAGCGCCTCACCGTTCATCAGGCGCTCGAAGGCGTCGTGCGCGCGGGAGCCCAGCTTGGACCGGGACTCCGTGTACCGGTATGCAGCGCCGGCGATGTAGCGCTTGGCCCCCTCTCGGTCGCGGGCGGCCATCTCCTTCAGGTAGTCCATCGCGTCCACGGCCAGCTCAGCGGCCATGTTGGCGGACCAGCGCTGGAGGAACGGCTTCGGCAACATGCCGATGATGGAGGTGACACCAGGGACCGTGACGTCCGGGTTGGTCGGCGAGACGTAGAAGCGGGCGCCGGCCTTCTTGATGGTGGTGACAGGCTGCATGGGTGACCTCCCAGGGTCAGTAGAGAACGGGTGTTCACTACTGACAGGCCAGGAGATGACCCGGTGCGGTGAGTGGAAAAGGAGAGTTTGGTAACGGGTCTGGGGTTAACGCCACAAAGAGAGGAGTGTATTTTTCTGTAGGGACATCAGAAAAAGTGTTACCAAACTGTCTTATCCACTCACCCCCACGCCTCTCCGCTGAAAACAGAAGAGGGGCCGGCCCCGCTCCGGGCCAACCCCTCAGCACCACCGCCAGCGCTACAGACTGGCCGCCTTCGCAGCAAGGGTGGTGATCACCTCATTGATCTTCGCTTTCAGCGCCCCGCGCTCATCGTCCGGCAGCTTCTGGGCGCGGGAGGTGAGCCGATCAAAAGACCGCTCCATGCGCTCCAGGACCTGGATATCAGCGGCCAGGTCCTCCTCATCCTCGCTGGCCTGTCCACTGGCCTCCAGCTCCTTCAAGCGCCGGGCCTTCAGGCGGGCCTGTTCACGGGCGATCTCCGTGCGGCCCTTGCGCGGGATACTGAAACCATGGTCCTGATACAGCGCATAGACAGCCTCCATCGGCGACTTGTCGGGGTGAGCCGCCCTGGCCAGCGCCATAGCCTCCGCAGGGAAGAGGTCCGGGTCATCGTCCAGGCTCCGCATGAAGTCGACCACGACGTCCGACATGCGGTTCCGCACGGCCTTCGCCAGAGACTCGTGTGTCGACCATCGGTCGACGTCCTCTTCCGTGACACCCTCGCGCGCCTTGATGAACATGTCATGAGCGATGTTCTTCGTCAGCTTCGACGACGCGATGATGTCCGGCAGGTTCGCCTTGTTGCGCATCCGGAGCCGCGCCTGGAGAAGGGTCTCCGCAATCTGCCTGGCCATGTCGGCTGTCTTGAGGCCGGCCTCCACAGCATCGCGGGCCTGGTGCACGGCCTTGTCAACCAGTTCAGGGACGCCGGCCACCTCGTTCCAGGGACGGATGGCCACCTCCTTGCTGGGCTCCGGCTCAGCGCTGAACGCCTCCTCCAGGGCAGCGGCCATGGCCTTTCGGTCGCGGGAGGAGCACGCCTTCACCGCTGCCTCCGCCTCCTCGCGCAGTGCCTCAGCGTCGTCGACCTGGCCAGCAAGCCGGAGCTGGCGCACGCGGTCAATCAGGTCCTGGGCCGCTTCCTTCTTCGTTGCCATCTGGTCCTCCGTCAGTTGATCTCTACTGGTTCGGCGGCGCCAGCATAGCGTAGCCGCCCCAATAGGAGGCGTCTGAAACGAGACAAGGGCGGCCAGCCGAAGCCAGCCGCCCAGGGGCGTGTCAGCGCATGAAGCGATCCACCTTCATGTAGAGGTCGTACAGGGTGCCGTCGTTAACGATCTCATCGTCGACCTGGTAGTCCAGCATCTCCCGCTCGCTGCGGTGCTGGCCGGGGGCCTGGCCGGGACGCACCACGCGGACCACCATGAAGCCTGCGGAGCGCAGGGCGTCCGCCTCGTTGGCGTACCGGACGTCAGACACGACGACCGGCTTGCCTTCGAACCTGGCCCGCTGGACCTTGCGGAGTGCGGCGCGGATCCAGAAGTCGGGGTCCATCTCCCGGATGGCCTGTCCGTACTCCTGGAGGATGCGCCGGACCTCCGGGTATCGGTCCTTCGCTGTCTCCCATCCCAGGCAGTCGATCAGGTCGCTAAGACGGCCTACGTTCAGGAGCTGGCCGTAAGCGGAGTGGAGGACCCAAGGGTCCGTCCTCAGCGCAGCCTCCTTCAGCGGGTCGGCGAAGGCGACGCGGGTGTAGCCGTACAGGCTGACCAGCCTCCCCGCAACGGAGTCCTTCCCGCTGCGGGCCAGGCCGGTCAGTGCGATGTTGGGGTACATGCCAGGTCCTCCCCTGGTCGGTGGCTGTGTCACCACCTGGCAAGCCAGGACCTGACCCGCGTCATGCGACCAGGAGCGCGCTGACGACAGAGACCAGCTTCTCAGTGGGGAAGCCAGGGATGTAGGACGAAGCGTAGGTGCCGGCCATCGCAGCCAGGGTGATGGTCAGGCGCCTGTGTGCGCGCGCCCACGCGTACGCGGAACGGATCTTCTCCAAGGGTCTCTCCCTACTTTGTGTACAGGGTCACCGCTGCCGAGACGACAGCGGTCACGAGAGCGGTCGGAACGCTGTACTTCCAGCGCTCGATGGCGCGGATCCGTGTTTCGTGATCGGCCAGCGTCTCCGCCGTGGACTGGAGGGTATGCGTGGAGGTCCGCACCTCCTCTCGCAGCCCAACCAACTGGTCGTAGATCTCTCGCGCGCCGATGGTGACCGCTCCCAGGTCTTCACTCTGCTCTGCCATGTCCGCCGCTCACGAGACGACGCGGAAGCCGTACTTCGCTCCCAGCTTCTCCAGGGACGCCCGGCCAGGGATGCCGTCAGCGTCCGACCCCCGGTAGCCAAGTGACCGCTGCCAGGCGGAGTAGGCGGACACAGTGGCCGTGCCGAAGTGGCCGTCCGCCAGCGACCGGTCAAGGAGACCAGCGCGGACAAGAGCGTCCTCCACTGTCCGGACACCGGAGTAGGTGACCGACTGGCCCTTCATGGCAGGGTTCCGCCTGGCCGCGTCAACCAGCTTCGACAGGTCAACGACCGGCTTACTGGCCGGAGCCTGGCCGGACAGGAGCTTGGACAGCGACGTCGGGCCGGGGACACCGTCCGCGTCCTTGCCCTTGTAGCCGAGACTCCGCTGGTAGTCGGCGTAGTTCAGCGTGTCCGCGTCCGTCCAGCGGGGACCGGGCCCCACCTTGTAGTGCTTGCCGAAGCCCTTCTTGACCAGGGCCTTGCCGACCTGGGTGACGTGGTCACCGTACGCGCCGTAGCCGTACTTCTTGCCGTTGATGGTCACCTGGTAGCGGGCGGGGTGACCGCTGTCCGCCCCCTTGTCCGGGGTGTCCGGCAGACTGACCGGCTTACCGGCCAGGGTCTTCGCGATGTCCGCGCGGACGTCCGCCATGTCCATCATCTTGCCGGGGGCGTAGCCGGGGTCCCACTTACCAGGGGAGCCCCACTCGCCGTGGCCGATGACCGACTTCTCAGACCAGCCGTGGAAGTCACAGACAGCGGCGGCCAGCTTCATCAGCGAGCGGTACTGGGCGTCGGACATGGAGTGGCTACCGCTGTACCAGACCTCCACGCCGTAGAAGCGGGAGTTACCGTCCACACTGGACTGGTTATCGGCCGGCGGGTACTTGCCGTACGACTCGTTGATCACAGCGCTCAGGACGTCCGGGTCACCAGCCCCGGCGTGATTGGCGCGGCCCCAACCGATCAGCCAGACCGTGCCGTCCTGGGCAAGACCGAAGTGACACAGCGGACCAGGCAGCGAAGAGAGCCCGTTGTACAGGAGCGCTCGCTGGTCAGTGGAGTCGGATCCAGTGTGGTGGACCATGAAGCCGTTAACCGGGCCCCACGCGCCCTTGTGGTTCCGGTTGTGGGAGGACCAGGATCGGTACTCCTTGAACGGGACGCCCCACTTCTTGAGCTGGGCCTTGACCTGTGAAGCGGTCATGGGCGTTGCCATTCGTGAGTCCTTTCGTAGGGAGAGACGATGGGAGGCCCCCCGGCCAGCGCGGAGCAAGCCAGGGGACAGAAGAGGTTCGGGTCAGTCGATGGCTTCGTAGGAGCCCCAGATGTTGACCTGGTCACCAGCCGTCACCGCCGTGCCGTCAGGCGAAATGCCACTGTCGGCCACCTGGCTCGGGAATGTGGCGCTGTCCAGGAATGCGTTGTCAGCGTTCGTGGTCAGTGCGTACACCGCGTTGCGGCTGGAATCGACGTACCCAGCGCCGGTGAACCGGTAGTTCGAAGAACCGGTGTTGTGAATGACCCACATGCTGACCGGCCAGAACTCCGGCCCCTCCGAAGACTGCACCGTGGCAGGTAGGGAGAAGGCCCAGTTGGCTGCTGGCTCGGACTGGGCAGTAGTAGTCCCCCACTCCAGGAAGATCCTGAAGTTGATGGTGTTCCCGATGCGTTGGTACTTCCCGCGAAGAGTGCCGTTGCCCAGCGTGGTAGTGCCTGTGTCTGCAGACCATACGGGGGTGTACGGCTCCCACTCAGTGACCAGAGCGTTCAGACGGCCAGCGGTCAGACGCTCGCCGGCGCGGAAGGGTGTCCACAGTGCCAAGGGGTGTGCCTCCTTACCAGGCGATGCGGAGAGGGTGAGTGACGTTTACGGCAGAACCGGCGGGGTGGTCCGTGGTCAGGTCCCCGCGCACGACCGTGAACGTCTGTGGGTTGACCATGCGGTAGTCCGACACGCTGAAGGTCGGGGCCGAGGTGAGGTCCGTGGCCGCAGCCATGACCCCGACAGCCCCAGACGTCTGGGTGGCGTCGGTGATGGTGCGGTCGATCTGCCATCCCCTGGGCTCCCGCTGGCCGTCCAGCCAGGCACGTGCGCGGACACGGTTGCCCTTCGTCCAGGAGCGGAGCCAGACCTTCTGGCCGGGCGTGATCGTGAACGGCAGACCCACAGTGTCACCCTGGGTGGTGACCACGTTGCGGACCTGAAGAGCGACGTCCCCAGCGGAGCCGAAGCGAAGGTTCGTCCAGAAGAACGCCGACCCGGACGCGGCCATGGAGTAGAGGCCGACAAGCTGCTCGGCCCCGGCAATGGGCAGCATGTCCGTGGCGAAGGACGCAACCACGTCGCAGTCCGCATACTCAAACAGCAATTCAACAGCGCGGACGGAGGTCTGTGCGTAGTTGGCCGGGTCCAGCTTGATGGTGCCCGCAGTGCCGTTCACGTTGAACTCAGACAGCGCACCGAAGGCCGGAGTCCAGGGGTCGCCGGAGTCGGACATCCCCCAGGCCCCAACCTCAGTGCGTGCGAAGTTGTCGAACACGCTGTCCTCGATGGAGCGAACCGTCATGTTCTCCCCGCCGATCGTGACCGGGAGCGGGAACTGGGACGGGTCGGAGTCCAGGACGTGGCGGCGAAGCGACGCGTCATCGACCCACAACACCACCGAAGAGTCAGCGGTACCGGCGATGGTCGGGACCAGGGCTGCGAACCTGGCCGTCTCCGGCGCCGTGATGACCCGAGCCCGGTACTGCCAGACGTCAGGGGTCGGCGTGAACGACGCTGACGACGTGGACAGGTAGGCTCCCGTCTCGCTGTACCAGTTCACCGACAGGGAGACCAGGTGTGCCTCGGAACAGCGGAGCCATCCGGACACCTCGTAGTCGGCCCCGCCCTTGACCGGAGTCTGGGAGGTCTGGGCCCGAGGGTTGGATCCAGCGCCAGTCGGCGTGATCTTCATGGACCAGGACCCTGCGAACTGGGCTCCGGCCGGAGTGGGTACGCGCTCGATGGTTGCACCGACAGCCGACCAGCCGGACAGGTCCGTCTCGAAGGACGGGTTACTGTTCAGCGGCAGACCCGCTGTCACCCAGAGAGGGCCCTCCATGGTCGTGACATGGAAGGTGTCCGTCACGCTGTCCACCGGCAGATGCAGGATGCTGCCGTCCGTGTCAGCGCGATACACGTCCGTCTGGTTCTCGTCAGCGATGGTGCCGACGTCCCAGGGACCGTAAGGCGTACAGTTCAGCTCCAGGTCCCAGGTCGTCAGGGACAGCTCCTCCGTCCAGCCCTGAACCAGGAGGTCGATCGGATCCGGCGGCAGCCAGTCCGGCGGGTCGTTCACCACCATGCGATCCAGGAGCTGGAGACGCAGAACACCAGGGATCAGCTCCGGGTTGGTCCGCAGGTTCAGCCGGACCACCGGGTAGCGGGACTCCGGCCAGGTCCCCAGGTGGACCATCCAATCTGCGTAGGGCTGAAGCTGGTCGTCGCCGTAGGCGTTGATCTCCTCCGCCGTGTCGTACAGTCCCGCGCCGTCCGGCGGGTCCTGGACCGACATCGGGCCCGACTCCAGTACCGCGCGGGCAGACGCACCGCCAGTGTGGGAGACAGTGGCATCGTTGACCAGGGCCTGGTCGTCGTCGACGGGGAGGAGCGGCGGGGCCACCTGACCGAAGGACAGCGTCAGCTTGGGGTCCTGGTTGTAGATCGTGGACCGGCCCCGGTACAGGAGGCCGCGTCCCGCCAGCGACTCCGTCAGGATGCCGCCGTCAACCTTCGCGATTCCGTCCAGCGTGTCCAGGAGAGTCTCCGGGCGCTGCGGCCCCATAGCGGGCATACCCTCCGGGCAGTTGACGAAGACTTTTACACCCGCCTCCTGGGCTATGCGCTCCATGCGGGCATGACCCAGCTCGCCACGGTAGCCATCGTCAGCGCCGTCGAAGATGGCGTAGTGCGCCGACTGGTTGTAGACGGCCAGGTGACCGAAGCCAATCCCGCTCGCTGACTCGCCCATCTGGTCGTTGTAGATCCGGGACGGAGCGCCGGCACGGAACTGGCTACGCGGAGTGCTGCTGAAGAATGCAAACGCCGCCTGCGAGATGTCCGTCCCGATGACCCGGTAGTGCAGCTCCGCCCTGGGGTCCAGCGACGTGTCGGACGGCAGGTAGACACGGAAGCGCATGGACACCCAGCGGCCCCACAGGTTCTTGACCCACGGGTCACTGGGGAGGACGCGGAAGTCGTACTTCTCCTCCTGATCGAAGAACGACTCGCCAGGCTTGGGGCCGAAGCCGTGAAGGCGGAAGCCGGGGGCCGCGCCGCCCGCAGGTTCGTACACCACGTGGTGCCGGACAGCGGTACCAGACGACGCCACCTTCATCAGATACGTCATGGTCTGTGGCTCCTCCGGGATGTACATGACCCAGGAGACAGCCCAGAAGTCGGCCTCTTCGTGGAAGGGGACCTGTGCGTTCAGGTACCCACCCTGCTGGAAGACGGGCAGCGGAGCCGACCCAGCAGGGGAGTCACCACCGAACTGGAACCCGACAGCATCGGCCGGCAGTACACCTGGCAGCGGGGAGTACGCCTTCGACGCACCCTCGCCCTCCTCGAAGGGCCAGTACGCCACAGGCTCGAAGGAGGTGACACGGCGGGTCAGCGCCGAGACCAGAGGCTTCTTGCGCTGGCCCAGGCGGCGGGACAGGCCGGAAGCCTGGACGGATACCCAGGAGTCGCCGCCGTTCGGGGTCCAGTCCGTGGGCCAGGAGGACACCTCACCCTCGAAGCGGATGGCACGGTCGGAGATGTGGGCCCCGCCCTGGGGCGTCCAGACACGGCCCGTGGAGTCCACCGGCGCGGAGTCCGTCTCCGACGTGGGGCGGAAGTCAGGGGCCGCTACCAGGTTGCCGTCAATATAGATCTCAGCTCGGTGAAACAGGCCCTCGAAAGGAGCCCCGAGTCCAGGACTGGACTTTTCGTACGGGCCGATGGTCAGGTCTGCGGAGGAGTCGAAGAATGCGGGAGCGCCAACGTCTATCGGCCCTTCGCCGACGCGGTTCCATGGACCGTTCAGGGACTCGGCCCAGTAGAGGTCAACCAGGCGGTCAGGGGAGATCACCACTCGCACCGCTGCCCGTTCGGGGAGAGGAGGCAGCGGCATGGTATAGAAGTACGTCGGAGACGAACCGCCCAGGGTGCCATGAAGGAAGCGGAGATGCCCGTCCACGGCGCGCATGATCCATCCCCGCTGGTTGTCGTCTGTGTCCCAAATTCCGATGATCCCATGATGCCCAGGGGCGGACCAGTCCATGGATATCTCAGCGCGGACGTCCAGCGTCTTACCGGAGGCGGCCAGGTCCGGCGTGTTCGGCGTGGTCCAGCCGTAGCCGTCCAGCCGCCGCATGATCCCGTAGCCTTCATCGCCAGGGACGGAGATGCGGACAGGAGTGTTGCGCCCTATCTTCCCGTACAGCGGGGAGCGCGGGTTGCGCGGCGTGTACTTCCCGTCCCGGTTGGACAGCGTAAAGGTCGCCGACTTCGGGTCCGGTCGGCCGGCTTCGTCAGGTCGGCCGTAGGTGATGCGCACCGGGTCCCGGTTATAGACGTCCCCCGACACATCCAACCATTCACCGTCAACCAGCAGTTCCGTGCGGATGTCAAGCGGAGTGTCGGGGAACGCCATTTGATCACCTTCCAAATGCAGTCTGGACGTTGCCGCGTCCGTCGTTGCGGACGATGCGCCGGATCAGGCGCTTCATGTCTTCGTCGGAGCCAGTCACATCGAAGACGATGCGCTGATCCTGGCGCATGGCCGCCTTGAAGACGCCTTTCGGCGAGATGTCGGCGACCATTCCGGGGATGTCCGTCGTCAGGTCCTGAAGCTGTGCGCGGAGACGGGGTGCCGTCTTGTCGATGCCGCGCATGAAGCCTTCGATGACAAGCTGGCCGGCGGGAGTCAGGATGCGCTTGTCTAGCGACTCCGGACCCTTCCAGGACGTCAGCTTGGAGGTCAGGCTGGACAGCTTGGACCTGACCGACCCGAACATGGAGGTGATGCCGTTGATGAAGCCACGGATGAGTGACTTGCCTGCACCAATCAGCACACCGCCCAGGTTGCCCAGCGCGGATCGGGCCTTGCTGGGCAGGGACTTGACCCAGTTGACGGCCTTTCCGACCCAGGATTTAACGGCGGAGATGGCGCGGGAGCCCGCCTCCTTCATGACGGACCAGACCTTCGAGACGATGGGCTTCAGCGCCGACCAGACCTGGCCGGGCAGCTTCGTCACCAGCGACTTGATGAACGAGATGGCTGCAGAGACGGCCTGCTTCGCCAGCTCCCATGCCTTCGAGAAGTCGCCACGCAGCAGTGCCGCGATGGCCTTGACGGCAGGGACGACGACAGACCGGATGAGCTTGGCCAGGTACTGAGCCAGGATGGCTGCCAGCTTCGCTACGACGGCGATCAGTGGAGTGATGATCGGGATAAGTGCCGCGATCACCTCTCCCGCCGCCTCGAAGAGCGGGACCAGCGCCATGATGATCGGGACCAGTGCGGGCAGCAAGGCCACGATCAACTGCGCGAAAACGGGCACGATGGGCATCACTGCCTGGAGCAGTGCGAGGAACGCCTGGACCAGGGCATCCATGACGGGACCCAGCGCTTCAATGACGGGCATCAGCGCGGCACCCAACATCTCGATGATGGGTCCCAGGCCGTCGAGCAGCTTGGACAGCGCTGGTCCGGCTACTTGAAGAATCTTGCCCATCAACTGACCCAAGACCGGGAGGAGCTGCCCGACGAATCCGAACAGGGATTCAAACACTCCGCCCGCCTCGGCCATGCCAGAGGAGAGGCCCTCGATGAAGCCCCCCAGTCCCTGACCCAGGGAGCCGAGCCCAGCGGACAGCCCTTCGACCAGGGGCTGTGCGTTTTCCATGGCGGGGGCCAGACCGTCGACCAGGCCCTTGACCAGGTCGCCGACACCCGCCACTAGGGGTTGGATCATGGGGGCCGCAGCTTCGAACATGCGCCCCAGTTGGGGAGCGATGCTGTCGAAGACGCCCCGCAGTTGACCCGCCGCGTCAGCGAGAGGCTTGACCAGAGGTTGGGCAAGCGACTGCATCTGTGACGTGACGTGGTCCTTCAGGCCGGTGAAGGCCGACTTCACTTGTTCGGCCTGGGCCGCCGCAGCAACACCCAGGCCCGCGACAGCCAAGGGGACGGCAGCCAATGCACCTGCCGCGCCGACGGCACCGACCGACATGCCGGCGAAGACCTTCGTGCCGACAGAACCCATGGTCTGAAGGCCCCGGCCAGTGGCAGCGGTAGCAGTGCTCAGGCGCTGGCGTATGTTCGTCGCCATGTTGTTGACGTGGCCTACCGCACGGCGAGCGCCGGATGCGAGAGGGTTCGTGTCAAGCCCCAGGCGGACAGTCAGGGATGACAGGGTGGCCACACTGTCTACCCTCCTTCCGTGTCAGGCGCGCGGACCGTTCCGCCCAGGGCAGCGTTAGCCTTGATCACCTCTTGCCACAGTTCATCCGGGGTGCGCTTGCGCTTGAACCATCGGGGGATGAAGTCGGTAGGCTTCAGCTTCTTCTTGGAGCCGGAGGAGTTTGCCACCGTAGAGGCGATGATGCCTGCGCCGATGTCCGCGCGAAGTCGGGAGTCCAGCGGGCCAGTGATCTTCTCGTAGGCCATCCATTCGGACAGCTCGCGGGAAGACGTGCGGGCCAGCAACTCCCGTACCGTCATGCCGAGATACCCGGCCAGGCGGAAATAGAAGGCCCGCTCCGGCCGGTTCAGGAGTTTCCCGTCAGCTCCTCCACGTCGGAGTCGGTCAGGCCGGAGAGGCGAGACGCGACCTCCACGACGCGCGTGAGGGCGACAGCCGACTTCTCGCCCAGGCGCTTCACAGCGGCACCCTGGAAGAGGCGCTTACCGTCCTCCCCGACCATGCACGCAGCGGCCAGACGAGCGCGGTAGTTCTCCAGGGCACGCTCCTTGGAGATGCCGTTCATCTTGTCGTTCAGCATGGCCGCTTCGAACTGGTCGCGCGCCGTGCCGGACATACCCTGGACCAGGACCGTGCCGCCCCACTCCGGGACGGGCACCTCCTCACGGGGGAGGTCATCGGCAGCGAGGATGTCTTCAGCGGAGAGGTAGGTCATTCAGGTCACGCTCCAGAGGTGATCGTGGGCTTGCCGGAAACCTTGAAGGTCAGTTCGGCGGACAGCTTGTCGTCGACCGGGGCCTCCTGGCTGAAGCCTGTGAGGAGTGCCTTGATCTCCCAGGTGCCGAGACTCTGCGGGAAGACGATGCGGTAGGTGCGGGGAGTAACGTCATCGAAGTCCTGGACCAGGACGTCATGCTTGGACGGGTCGTAGTTCAGCTCCAGGCTGACCTCCCCGCCGTCCTTCAGACCGCCGATGAACTCCCGCCACCCATCAGCGGAGTCGTGGGACGTGACGTCGTACGTCTCTCGCTCCATCTCGGGGCCGCTGACGTTGGTCACGTTGGCGATCGGCGTGAAGACCTCCGGTTCAGCCATGTCGGACCGCTCGAAGGCGATCCCGAAAGCGTCGATACCAGCCACTCGCTGGCCTCCTTCGGTGTCAGGTTGCTCGGGTCATGCGGACCCGGTACTGAGCGAATATGTGCCGCACGTCCGGGTCCGGGTCCTTCAGGACCTGGTGTTGTTCGTGTTTGATGGACACGTCAGTCCAGCCAGTGATCGTGAGAGGCCGGCGGTCCAGCACAGCATCCACAGCAGCGAAGATGTCCGCTGCCTCACCGTTTCCGGGGAAGGTCGACCAGACATGGATCACGACCAGGGCGTCAAGTCCCTGCCGGTCGTGTGCATCGTCGGGTGTCTCCGTGATGGGTCCGATGGAGACGTACGGACAGGCCACCGTCTCCTGCACTTCATCGAAGACCCCAGTGATGCGGGACATGAGATCAGTACTAGCCGTCAGCTTCTGGAAGATGGCCGTCTGAAGCGGCCGGACAGCGGTAGCCACTAGGCCCCCAATCTGCGCCGGATCTCAGCGCGCCACTTGCGTGCGATTTCCGCTCGGTTCGTGCCGGCTTCGAAACCAGTGGTGAGGTAGGGCTGTGCCTCCATGGAAGAGGTGCCCTTCTCCACGTACTCCGCGTACTCCAGTTGCTCCGGCTTCCACACGCCGACGTACGCAGCGTCGCTGAAGACCTTCTTGTCGATGTTGTTCTTCAGGGCGCCAGAGTGGACCGGGGTGCGGTTCTTGACCAGTGACTGGGTGTCGTCCGCCCAGTCCTCCAGGACGTCCTCCCGCGCCTCACGTGCAGCGCGGGGGATCCTGGCGATCCGGGTCAGCGTCCGACCCAGGCCGGTGATACGTACGGACACTGGACCTCCTAAGGCTGACGAGCCTCGCAGTCCGCCCGCAGGTACGTTCCGGGTACGGACGGTTCGTAGGTGGCCAGGACCTCGAATACGCGGAGCCCCTGGCGAAGCTCATCGCCGCGCCGGACGTCAGCGCTGGGAGACAGGTAGACGATGTGGGACAAGCGGGCCTGGGACTGGTCGGCCACAACGCGCTCCGTGGCGGACGGCTGAGAAAAGCGGGCACGTACAGTGCCAACCTGGGACCAGGTCTCTTCCCAGCCGCCCATGCCATCGGGCGTACGGGACTTACGCCAGACCTCCGCCGAAGCGTTCAGGAGGTGAGCGATCACCGTGACTTCACCACCACTCCGGCGCCGTTGCCGAAGCGTGCGGCCAGGCGGGCGCGCAGGTACTTCGGAAGCTCCATGTCGGAGAAGCCGGGCGAGTAGCCGTAGGTCACTGAGTAGTCGCCGATGCGCTCCTGGATCTTCGGCCGGTTGGCCAGGGCCGCCTCCGGGGACTCCCGAAGCGAGACCAGAGCCTGGCCGACCAGACGGCACACCATGTCAACGACGTCAGCAGGGACAGTCGGCAAGCCGTGCACGTACGCGACCTCCACAGCGGAGGGCTCGCACGTGGCGCGGACCCATCCGGCCGCCCTGAAGAGCGCTCCTGAAGACAACCGCCAGTCGTCGACCTCCTGACCGTCCAGGGAGACGGCGGAGACGGACTGGACCGGCTGTCCGGGCAGATGCAGCCACGGACCAGGTCGGCCCTCCAGGGTGACGGTACTTGTCGTCTGGCTGATCGGGGAGCCTGCCGCGTCGCGCACGATGGCGGAGGCTACGTCCAGGTACGTGGCCACGGCGTCTGCCTCAGAGTCATCGATAGCCACCCCACGCGCCTCCAGGTCGGCGACAGTGGCCAAGGGTGACAGCGCCACGGGACGTCACCTCCTTACTCTTCGCTTGGCTTCGGAGCCACGCGCTTGCGAGACGCCCGCTTTCGCGGTGCGGGCTTTGGCTTCTCAGTGGCAGGTTCGGTGGCCGGGGCGGGGGTCGGAGCGTACCGGTACCCCCGCTTGCCGTTGCCGACCAGTGACCGGGCCACATTGTCAGGGACGAACGTCTTGACCCCGTTGGGTCCGATCACGAAGGCCATCAGGCGGAGGTGTCCGTCCAGACGGCCACGCCCTCCGGGCGGATGACCTTCCCGCCGTAGACGTGGAGGCCGCGCAGACGATCAGCGAACTTGTCCTGTGCGCGCATGGCCTCCGTCTTCTCCACCTGGGAGACATACGCCAGGGCCGGCCGGTAGAAGGCCAGAGCCTGCGGCTTGTCGGTAGTCGGCAGGTTCTCCGACACGTAGACGTCGAAGCCCAGGAGGCGGCCCAGGGCCGCGTTCCGCAGACCCTCCGGCGAGCCGGAGACGTCAACACTGGTCAGCTTCGAGTTGGCGCCCAGGAGGAGCGCCTCAAACTCAGCGTTCACGATCAGGACCCGCTGTGTGTTCGGGACGTGCGCCTTCGTCAGGGCCTTGCGGAGGTCGCGGACCACGTCGAAGGCCTCGTTCCCATCGGCCAGGGCAGTGGTAGCGTCCGTAGTGCTACCGGCCCCGGTCACGGCGGTCGACAGGATGAACTTGTCAGCGTCCTCTGCCAGACCCTCACCAGCGGAACGGGTGAAGACGTCCATCGAGCCCGCAGCCTGCGCGCGGTCGATGTCGTCAACGTAGAAGTCGAAGGACTTCTCCTGGTCGATCAGGAGGTCCTGAGACACGGTCGCGACAGCGTCGGCCGAAGTGGTGCGACCAGCCGCCTTGTAGTCGTCGATCGCGACAGCAGTCGCCGTGTTGACCCGCACGACGTTACCGGCGGAGGCGTTGCCTTCGTACTCTCGGTTCGCCAGGGCAGCGGCTACGGCCTGAGCTCGGAAGTCCTCCAGAAGCTGGGCGTTCCAGACCTCCGGGATGAAGGAAGTGATGGCCACGTTGGGCACTCCGTTTCTTGTCAGATGAGTCGGTCAGGTGTCGGCGTCAGTCGCCGGAGAGGACCTTCTTAAGCCGCCCCTCTCGCTTCGCCTTGACGATGGCTTCGGGGGACATGGACTTCAGATCCTCACGGGTGAGCTGGGACGGGCCGGACGCCTTGCGCGCCGCTCCTCCGTCACCGGAGCCCTGGAAGCGTGGACGTGCCGTTGCGGCCAAGTACGGCTTCCGGGTAATCAGGTCTTCGATGGCTTCACGGATCTCTTCCGCGTCGACCTCTCCGTTGGCGTCCACTTCGAAGTCGTTCGGGTCCAGGTACACCATCGCGTCGGTCGGGTCGGCCAGCTTGCCAGCGGCAGCCGCCTTGATCTCAGACCGGATGATGCGAGCGTTGGCCTTCTTAAGGGCCTCCCGCTCGGCCTGGGCGCGGATCGCGTCCGCGTCCTTCGGGTCGGCGTCACCGGAGTCCTGGGACTCCCGCTCCGCCAGGCGACGCTCCAGCTCACGACGCCGGGCCTTCTCCTCCTTGAGGCGGGCCTTCATGGTGTCGAGAGCCTTCTTACCAGGGTCACCCAGGGCGTCGGCACCCTCCGGGTCCGCGTCGACGTCAGCGTCGGTACCGTCCGCTGCGTCGGTCGGCTCCTGGGTGTCGGGCGTCTGGGTCGCAGGGTCGTCGTCCTTCGGCTCCCGGGTCGGGTCCTGGTTCTGGGGTGCGTCGGTCATGGGTTGGTCCTCCATTGCGGGGGATCGGGACCCGGCCTTGCGCCAGGTCAGATGATGTATCCGTTGCGGGTCAGAAGCCGAATGGCTTCGTCCCTGTCGTCGCCAGCGATGCGCATGATCTCTTCGGGCATCAGGCGGGGAGCGCCATTAGGCCGGCGGCCACGGGTCAGGCCCCGTCTCGTCTGGCCTTCGGTCGTAGCCTCCACGGTCCGGCCGTACCGGGTTGCCGTCGTCATGCCGCGCCTGGCGTTAACCACCTGAGCGATGTCAGCGCCCTGGTCAATCGCCTCCATGCCCACCTCGCCGAAAGCCTTGCGCCGTTCAGCGGGGGACATGGATTCGTACACCGCCTCGGGGGAGACGATGTCAGGCTTGTAGTTCGCGGTCACCGGCTCCATCGT